ACGTCAAACAAAACGGTGGTCGTTGGGTATCTAAACCAATTGGTGCAGAAGAAAACAAAGCGTTATCATATGTAGCAAAAGATGAAGCAGATATGATTGGTTTTCTAACAAAACAAAAAGAATCTTCTAAAAGTTCTTCACAATTTATTCTACAAGAATTCAGAAAAGGCATCGAGATTGCTGTAACAGGTATATTTGGTCCCGCAGGCTGGATGCCTTTTTGGGCAGAAGGGTTTGAATTCAAGAAACACATGAATAATGATCTTGGTGTTAATACGGGTGAAATGGGTACTGTTATTCGTTACACAAGAGAATCAAAATTGGCTGATATATTGATGAAGCCAATGGAAGAAACACTGCACAAGATTGGTTACGTTGGTATGCTAGATATGAATGTAATCGTAGACGAAAAGACAGGTGTACCCTATCCAATGGAATGGACTGCACGACCTGGTTATCCAATGTGGAATATTCAACAACCATTACACAAAAATGAATGTCCTGTTGAGTGGATGTTAGATTGTGTTAAAGGTAAAAATACTTTAGAAATAGAAGAAAAGACTTGTGTTGGTGTTGTAATGGCTAACTCAGACTTTCCTTTTAATAAATTTGATGAACAATCATACTTAGATTTCCCTGTATTGGCTGATGGTGCTGACTACAAACATCTACATCCATGTGAAATGAAATTGTCTAAAACAATTAAGATGATGGACGGTAAGATGGTTGAGAATGTACCTGAATGGGGTACAGCAGGTTCATATATCATCGTTTGTACTGGTGTTGGTGATTCTGTATCAGAAGCCAAAGATAAAGCATACAAACAAGTTGACAAAGTTAAATTCGGTAATGATGAACATCACCGCACAGATATTGGTGATCGTTGTGAGAAAGCACTTGGTAAACTACATAAATTAGGATTTTGTAAGGGTTGGACATATTGACTTTAAAGTATCATATATGATACAATAGAGTGACTTAATGATTAATATATGATACATTATGAGGTTTTATTATGAATATATTTTACACAAATCACGATCCTAAAATTTGTGCTATAGAACACATGAATAAACATGTCATTAAACAAATTATTGAATACGCACAACTTCTTTCTACCGCTCACCGTGTTCTTGATGGCAAAGAAGTGATTCAAAAACGTTGCGTTAATGGTTCTTTCCCTGCTCGGTTTCGTAATGTCAAAGTCTGGGAATTAACAGATTTTCGTGAAAAAGTTCTTTATTCTGCCACACACATTAATCATCCATCAGCGGTATGGGTTAGACAGTCAATTTACAACTATATGTGGTTGTCTAATTTGCTCGTTGAATTGTGCAAAGAGTATACATATCGTTATGGTAAAATACATAAAGCAGAACGTGAAGGATTGATACAAATGTTATGGGAGGTTGTTCCAGATAATATTCCACATACTGAATTTACAGAACCCACACCAGCCATGCCTAAAGACGTTATCATTTCTAATGATTCACTTTCTTCATATCGCAATTACTACAATCTAAATAAACAACATCTGGCTAATTGGTCAGGTAAAATTAATTCTCGAAAGATACCTACATGGTATCAAATTAGGAGTGATAATGCCATCGTATGATATGCGTAATAAAGAAACGGGTCAAGTTTTAGAATATAGAATGAGTTATACAGTATTGGATAAATTTCTAGAAGATAATCCAAACTTAGAGGTATATCATTCAGCAGGTAACATTCCTGTACTAGGCGATGGTATGCGTATGAGTGTTCCTGGTATCGGACAACCACACGCAGCTTTTGAAACTGGAGTGATTCAACGTATGCGTGAAAGCATACCCGGCAATACAATGAAAGGGCATAAAACCAAGCAACCCAGAGAATGGTGATGAACAAACTACCATATCTTTTGATAAATAGAGTTGATAGAGAGAAAATGTCAAAAGATTCCAAACTCGAAAAAGGCGGTATTAATGGTTACTCGATCAAAAAAGTTTCACGATCACCCGGATCAGTCCTATCAAAAAACACAAAGAGTTCAAAAACAAATAAAAACGCAAGAGTCTGAATCATCAATAGACTTAGAAAAACCACAAACAGAGAAACACACTTCTCAGAATATGGGAAATTCTCTCAAGATTAAATTGGATCATTTGAAGACATTCGAACCGCTCACAGAAAATCAAAAAATCTTCTTTGATGCGTATGATAAAGGTTCCTACGCATTCATGCTTTACGGTTCTGCTGGAACTGGTAAAAGTTTTATAGCACTTTACAAAGCACTGGAAGAAGTTTTGGATAAAGGCAACCCATTTAAAAAACTTGTAATCATCAGAAGTTCCGTACCATCTAGAGATTCTGGATTTTTGCCAGGGTCCTTAGAAGAAAAAAATGCTATTTACGAAGAACCATATAAGCAGATTTGCGCCGATCTTTTTGGTCGATCTGATGCATACGATAGACTGAAAGAGCAAGGTTATATTGAATTTCTCTCTACGAGTTATCTACGAGGAACCACATTTAACGATTCAATTATTTTCTTTGATGAATTTCAATCTGCAACATGGCACGAAGATAGAACTATTTTATCTAGAACAGGAACTAGATCAAAACTAATTTTGTCTGGTGACTTTTCACAAAATGATTTAATTAAATCAAAAAACGATCAGTCTGGTTTTCATGATCTATTTGCAGTAGCAACAGAAATGGATGAATTTGACATGATTCAATTTACAACAAATGACATCGTGAGATCGTCATTTACAAAAAACTTTATTATAGCATGTGAAAAATTAGGACTATGAAAACTTTTAATTACTGTACACCCAAAAATATTGCAGATATACAATCAACAACATTTCCCGATGGTAAACGTTTTTACGTATTAGAAGATGGAACAAAATTACCCTCAGTCACCACGGTGTTGGGTGCTCAGAAGAAACAATCCATTATGGAATGGCGCAGACGAGTGGGTGAAGTAGAAGCTGATAAGATATCAAGAAAAGCATCTAGTCGTGGAACTAATGTTCATACAATTTGTGAAAAATATTTGAATAATGAATTGCATTATATGAATGGTATTATGCCTGATGCCGTTGAGTTCTTCCTTAGTATAAAACCATATTTGAACAATATAAATAATATTCACTATCAAGAAAAGGCATTATGGTCTAAACAATTAGGTGTAGCTGGTCGAGTTGATTGTATAGCAGAATATGAAGGTGTACTATCTGTTATAGACTTTAAGACTTCCAGTAGACCAAAGAATCGTGAAGATATTCTAGATTATTTTTGGCAATGTTGTGCTTATTCACTTTGTTATGAAGAAATGATAGGAACTCCAATTGATGATTTAGTTATTATTATGGCTGTAGCAGATTCACCACCACTTATTTTCAAAGAAAGGGTGTCAGATCATATTGTTGGTTTGGTTGAAGCAATTAATTTTTACAGGAAACAAAAATGAAAAAACTATTATTAGCGTTACTATTTGTATGTAATTCAGTATTGGCTTCAGGCTGTGTTGATTTATATCCAGAATCTAAACCAATTGAAGTTAAGAATACAGTAGAACTTTGTAATTCTTTTTATGTGTCTTTATTTGATAAAGAGCATAATAGAGTTATTCTTGTTGCAGAACATTTAAAACACGTCGGTATTGGTTCAGTTAAAAGAACTAATGATTTTCACCCAGATGACAGAATCGGTAAACACCCAAACACTACGGATTATTCAAATACTGGCTATGATCGTGGCCACATGGCTCCTGCAGCAGATGCATCAAATGACAAAGAGATGCATGAAACATTCTTAATGTCTAATATGTCCCCGCAGCGGCCAATGCTCAATCGAGTTAGTTGGAAGGTTCTTGAAGAGAGTGTGAGATCATCATTTAACAAAACTAAATCTGACATGTACATTATCACGATTGCGGTGTATGATAGTGATGAAAAAATGGGTAGTATTCCAGTTCCAACTGCTTACTGGAAGATCGTCATTGTAGACTCTGTAACGCATTATTATTACGCAGTCAATAAAGACTATGCTGTAGTAGAAGAACGCTCTCCTATCGACATACAGAGCATCTTACCACTTGACAAATGATATATAAAGAGAGTATAATATGAAAATGAGAAAACTTATGAAGAAACTATATAAAGCGTGTGTTGAACATAACGCTGAAAGAGAAAAGAGATTTTGGTTAAAGGTATTGAAAAAATCTTTGAAGGGTAATAAAAAAACTAATGCAGTACAATAGAATTCGTTGAAGGTATAGTAGTGACGGACAGGACGGGAGGTGACTGCTCCCCAGGTCCACCATAAAGTATATTGACCCGATAAGACACTCTAAAGTCTGAACTGGGAAAACTGCATATTAATATACTTTATAATGGGCCTGAATAATGTCGTATCGACTGACGGAACAATGATACCGGAGAATCGTGAAGCACTCACGTAAAATAGCGCAAAAAAACGTAAATGCAAACGATAACGCATTTTCTGTAGATAATCGCCTAGCGGCTTAATCTCAGTGGGGTTTCACCAACTGTCCTTATAATTCAATCAGTTGGTATTTCAGAAACGAAGTAATTCGTTAAGGTTTTGATAATTTTCCTTAAATAAATTATCACTTTATTAACTATAGGAGTTTTATACATGAAGAAAGTACTTTTGATTGCAACACTATTGGCAGCATTTAATGCATCTGCTGTTGAACTTGGTGTTAATGGCGGTGGAATTTCCGGTAGCACATCTGGCGGTCTTGCTGGTGTAACTGTCGGTGAGAAATTCGGTAAGTTTGGTGTTGAAGGTGGTTATGGCCAAGCATGGTTGAATGGATCAACTCAAAATCGTTGGACTCTTGTTGGTTCATATGATGTATACACTACAGAAAAATTTGTAGTTGCAGGTAAAGTTGGTTACGCATATTTGAATAACCAAAGTGCAACAAGCGGATCAGCAGCAACCGTTGGTCTTGGAGTTACTGTACCATTCAATGAGAATTGGGCAGGCACTGTAGACTACGCTTATCAAATGGTTGCATCTGGTGTTACTCAATTTAACGGCAACGTTATTACTGCTGGTATCAAATATAAGTTTTAATATGGTTTTTCAGTCGGGTGAAAATCCCGACGATTAACAACACAGGATATACAATGCCAACTCGTGATGAAATAACCCAATTCAGTTTGATGGTTGAACAGATGGCCATCGATGAGCGATGCGATTATTTGGATGCAATTTTATTGCACTGCAAAAAAACTTCTTTGGAAGTTGAAGTTGCTTCCACATTAATTTCATCTTCACTAAAATCAAAAATTAGAGAACAGGCTGAAAAAAATAATCAACTCAAAAAAGTTTCTAGGCTCCCAATTTAAGACCTTTATTGTTTATCTTATTAACTATTTTATAGATTGTATATATAATCATGCTGATATTCCTTTACAATATTAGAGTGTATGCGGTCTGAACACCGACGATACACACTTATCTATAACATATTATGACTGAACTTAAAGAAAATACTGGTTTTGAAGCCTTTTCATTGTACCATGGTCTTAAACTACATTTCACTTCAAAAAGTTACGATTTTATAAAATATAACGGTAAAACAAATATAACAAAAGATGCTTTTCTAAAAAGAAAAGACAAGTATTCGTTTTATCGTTTATCACGTAAATTTAATATATTAGAACTTAAAGACTATTTGATTTCTAATTTTGTTTATGGTAATAGTACTTGGGTAGGTGAAATGATAGGTGCCGATGGGGAACATATATATAACAAGTGGCGGAAAATTAATCAGTCATTGACATACGCATTTGAGAAAGATATTTTGTATTTGTTTGATAAGTACGGTATCAAATCTGAAGAAATATTCAGAGTGGATCGTGGGCAGCATCCAGCATTATTATTGGAAGTTATGTCTGATTGTGTCAATATTGAAACGTTGATTGTAATGAATTCTTTTACTAATTTTGTAGATGGACATTGGCAAAGAATTCAAGATGATGTTGTTTGGCCAAATTGGAAACTGAAGTTTGAGAAATATACACCATTCATTGTATTCGATAAACTTAAATTTAAAAATATTTTAAAAGAAAAACTGGAAGAATATGAATAAACCAAAGATCGAGTCCATATGGTTAGATATGGACGGTGTGATTGCTGACTTTGTAAAACGATACAAAGAAATGTATCGTATGGAACCAAGAGAAGCGGAAGGTAAGAAAAAGTTTAATCATTTCTTTGATGAATTTATTAAGACAAATCAGTTTGCAACATTAGATATGATGCCTGGTGCTATGATGGGAATTGAGTTTCTTCGTAAATGTTCTGTACCAACACAAATTCTTTCTTCAACTGCAAATCAAGAAAGATACGATGCCATCTCCAAACAAAAAATGATTTGGTTACATACTCATGGTATCACGTTCAATCCAATCTTTGTTCCTGGTAAAGATTTAAAATACAAATATGCAACACCAGAACGTATTATTATTGATGATACAGAATCAGTAATTGATGATTGGAGAAAAGCAGGTGGAATTGCAATTTGGCACCACTCTTGGCCAGAAACAATTAATATATTAAAACAATATATTTAATCTTTTCTTTTAATTGTCCAACCTTTATGGTAATTTTGAGTTCCGTTTAATATATTTTTCATACAACTATATGTTACAAGCATCGTGACCTACATCTATTTATACCAAAAAAAGTATTATAAATATATTGACATAGACAATAATCTATGTTATTATAGAAGTTGATTATGAGTAGTTAGTGGACAATCCGTTTAATAAAAAATATACTCCGTCTATACGAAAGGAAATAAATTATGTCATTCGCAAATCTCAAACGCCAATCTGGCAACTTAGAAAAACTATCCCAAGCAATCCAAGCACTTAATGAAAAGTCTGAAGGTTCTTCTGACCGTGATAATTTCTGGCGTCCAGAAGTGGACAAGGCTGGTAATGGTTTAGCCATTATCCGTTTTCTGCCTTCATCAGAAAAAGATGGTGAAGATTCACTACCGTGGGTCAAAGTATTCTCACATGGTTTTCAGGGTCCTGGTGGTTGGCTCATCGATAATTGTTTGACTACCAAAAACAAACCATGTCCAGTTTGTGAATATAATTCTTCACTTTGGAACTCTGGTATTGAGGCTAACAAAGATGTTGTTCGTAAACAAAAGCGTAAGTTAAACTATATTGCTAACGTTTATATTGTATCTGATCCTAAGCATCCAGAGAATGAAGGTCAGATCAAGTTGTTTAAGTTTGGTAAGAAAATCTTTGATAAGATTACCGAAGCAATGAATCCAGCATTTGAAGATGAAACGGCCATCAATCCATTTGATTTATGGAAAGGTGCTAATTTTAAATTAAAGATTCGTAAAGTTGAAGGTTATCAAAATTATGATAAGTCTGAATTTGAATCACAGTCTGCATTGTCTACTAACGATGACAAACTTGAACAGATTTGGAAAACAGAATTCGCATTGAAAGAATTGATTGCGGATTCTGAGTTTAGAGATTTTGATTTATTGAAGCAGCGTCTTGATAAAGTTCTTGGTCTTAACGGTGAAGCACCACGTACAACCGTTGAACAAACGAAATTGGCTGAATTTAAAAAGCCTGCTGTGAAAGAACCAAGTATTGATGAAGATGATGATTCTTTAGATTATTTTAAAAACTTAGCTAACGAAGATTAATTTTAAGTTATAATAAATAAGTAAACACGGCCCGGACCTCTGCATAAAGTACGTCCGGGTTTTCTTTTGTCTGTTTTATATTGAACGATAATTCTGCATATGTATTTTTTTCAATGTAGAGTCATTAGTTCTAACGCCAGTTAGTTGTTCAATAATAACTCTTCCACCACCACCGCTATTAATAATATTAGTGCTTGGACTATTTACAAGAAGATTTGTTGTTCCTGATAATTGTTTTTCTTTATTATCCAACTCGGCAGATGAAGATTGTAGTCTTTTATCTGTAGATGTATCGGATACAGGATCAGCAGATGGAACTTCTTTGGATTTCTCTGATACAGGTGTTAATACGGGTATATCACTGTCACTATCCATAATAACATTACCACTAGAATCTTTTTTATCAATCTTGTCGCCAGTATCAGCATGGGTGACTGTTGTATTTTTACCACTCGCAACTTTATCAGCTTCTTTGAGATTCTCAGCCGCTGCATATTTTGTTGCCTCAGCGTTAGTAAATTCTCGATTACCTTCTTTTAATGCTGTATCACCAATTTGTTGAGCCGTTTCTGTTTTTGCTTTTGGTTCTTCTTTAGGTGCAGGTGTTGATGTAACAGCAGATTTATTTTCTTTTCCTGATACACTTTCATTCATCTTACTAAATTCAGACGGTGAAGGAAGAGTTTCTCCCGCAGCAGGATTAATTAAAGCAGCCGCACGTTTATCATCACTCTCTTGTAGTTTTTTGGCGTGCATTTCTGGAGTAATTGGTTTATTTGGAGAATTATTTTTTTCTTCTTGTTGTTTTTTAGCTGAATTCTCAGCAGCCTGTGCTTGACCCCGTATAGCATTTCTTCTATTTGCACCTCTTTCTTCTCTCTTCTTATCACCCTGAATAATTAAATCATGTAAAGGATGATTTGGGTCATTTCTCGCTTCTTCATTTTCTTTTAAAGATAGATATGCACCAACACCTACTCCAGCAATGGTACCTAATGCTCCTAAAGCAGAAGTAGAAATAGCCGCACCCATTCCTCTTAAAAATGGAATAGATGATCTTGCTGCGGACATTGCCATTCTAGAAAGTGAAGCTAAACCTTTGGCCAATTTTCCTGCTATTGATTTAAGATCCAATGCACCTAAAATATCACCAACGATTTCGACAATAGAAGCAATTATTCCCCCAAGCAAACTACCGCCTGATTCTTCTTGTTTTGGTTCTTCCTTCTTTGCTGTTTTTGATGATTCTTTTTTACCACGTAATTTATCAACTAATTCTTCCAGAAAACGTTTTTGTTCTTCCTCTTTTTCTTTTTTAAAGTTTCTAGTTAATTCATCTCTTTTTTTACGATCTTCTGATTCTTTTAATAAAGCGCCGTACATTTTAGATAACACATTAGCAACAGCATCACCTTTTGTAACTCTCGTTGCTTTTTTTGTGGATATGTTTGTTATTAATGGATTTTTATCATTAGATGATTCATCTTCTTCACTATCATTAATTTTCTCAGTGATTTTTGTGTTATCAATACCAAATGCTTTTGATAAAAGACTTCTACTTATTGTTTTTAAATCTTCACTAAATGACATTCCAGCGGAATGATATTTACTTTTATTTTGCTTTGTTAGATTTCTTACAATTTTATCAATGTTTGATTTTTCTGGTTTTTCTTTATTAATAGGTTTTAGTTTAGATTTTGATTTTTTTTCTTTTGTTTTTTCTTTTTCTGGTTTATCAAGTTCTGGTACACCGATCTCAGGAACAACAGGTGATGATTTGGTTTCTGGTTTATCAAGTTCTGGTTTATCACGTACGGGTGATACTAAAGAATATTCTATATTCTCACCATTCCATTCTAAATTGTTTTCATTTAATTCTTTTATCGTTTCGTGGATATCATCAACAAATTGTACAATCCATCCTTGATCCTGCATATATTTTACAGGATTCGTAATTTCTATTTGATCAATTGGTTTGCTAGGTTTTTTACTAAAATATTCACCACTTGGTAATTTTTTAAAACCTTTCTTTTCAAATACAGAAACATAAGATTTATAATTCTTTATTTTTGTTTCATTTTCTTTTGAAAAAACAACTACTGATTTTTTAGTTTTTGGATCTTCAAAGGTTACGTATTGATTATCATAAGGATCACCTGCAGCGTAAATTGCATTAAAATGAGCATCATCAGCAAATAATCCTTGAACTTTTTTGAAACCTTCTGGTGATTTGTTGCCATCATAGCTTCCAATGGTTGTCCAATCGGAATTACGATAATATGATTTTAAATTGGAAGAAAAATTTTCTATTTTTTGAGAATCTATTCTGACAACATATTTTTTAAGAATTTTCATTTATTAACTCGTTATAGTTGTGACTGGCATTACAAATTTAGGAATCAAAGGGTGATCAGAAAGTGATCCAGCAGTTAATGTTTGAGGTTTAGCCTGGGATCCAACTACATTATTTGTAGGATTATTCATCGAAACTAGTTTTGGTTTTTTGATCAAATCACGATTTTCATTTGATGCAGATGAAACTCTGCTTCCTGAGTCTGCTGTAGCAACTTCAGACATTTGTCCAGCCGGGCCGACAGGACTAATATTTGATAATTTAATGTTATCTGGGTTCTGGGCTTTACCATTTTTGTTGATTTGATAATGTAAATGGTTACCGGTACTTTTCCCTGTGCTACCAACTTCACCTATTTTTTGACCAGCCTTTACAGTATCACCAGCCTTAACACCTATAGCAGATAAGTGTCCATATATTGTAACAATACCGTCACCATGATCAATCTGTATATGTGATCCATATCCATTACCTGTATCACTAGCCAATAATACAGTTCCATCTGCGGTTGCATTGACTTGTGTGCCTTTAGGTGCAGCAATATCAATACCAGGATGATCTTCTTGTTTTCCGTTTAATGTCCGTGAACCGAAACCACTTGTAATTGTTCCCGATCCTGCTAGTGTTGCTGACGGTGTACTTGCAACCGAGTTAACATCTACTTCTTCAAAATTAAAACCACCCTTTTTTAAACTAGATTTATATTCACCTACCGTCTGTGAAGCAATACTTGCATTTGCTCTTTTTTGTGGAGAACTCATTAAACTCCCCATTTTCACATCATCGTTTGCATTTAGTATTGCTTTGACTGTTTCTATTCCTTTTCCAGTTCCAAGGAAATGAGCCATATATAGACTAGCATCTGTAACAGGTATACCTGCTCTTTTTAAACTATCAGATTCAGTATCAACCATAGCATTCATTAATAATTCTTGATTTTCTTCTGAGAATTTTTCTTTTCCAAACTCTTTACCAAATGCTTTTAATCCCATGTCTCGTAAAGTACCAGGCATGAATTGATACTTTCCTGCCGCGGCCCCTGCACCACTCTGTTTAAAATGTGCCGATCTTTTTTCTGATAAGGAAATAACCTCATCAATTGTTAAATCTGTAAGATTCTTTTGATAACTTTTTCCATTAATATCTTTGTTTCCAACAGTCACTATATTTGATTCGGTTTCACCTGCAACACGATTCATTATATTATAAGAGTTATCGGATTCTCTTCCTGATATTTTTGTTTTCAAATCATCTTTTGTTGAAGATGGCATTGATGATAATTTTGGTACTTGTGTTGTTGTTGGTGGATTAGATTCTGGAGTAGTTCCAGATGGTTTTCCCGAAGAGTTTGGTTCTCCTGATGGAATCATAGAACCTATACCTACACCAGCAGCTATACCTCCACCAACAATAGCTGCTTTCTTTGCAAATCCTTTTTTTCCTGCACCCTTATCAGTTACTTTAGGTACTTTTGAATTTGTACTAGAATACTTTTTAGTTTGTTTGGTTTCAGGTTTTATAGATTTCGTTTCTGTTTTGTCGTCAAAAGAACCAATTATATCTTGATATTGTCTTTTTGTTTCTTGTGAACGTTCTTTTTCAAAATTCCTATCTAATTCAAATCTTTTAGTATTTTCTTTTTCATTTTTATCAAACAATCCATATATTTTTGTAGCAACTGTAGCTACATTATCACCAACACGAACATTCTGTGTGGTGTCTAATGTAACTGTTGTGAAGAAGTTTTTATCATCGGAAACAGGTGATTCTTTTTTTGTCTTCTGACCAAAGTAATCAGAAAATTTAGATTCAACAGGAGATTGTTTTTCTTTAGATAAACTACCAGATATTTTTTCTGGAGAAAACATTCCCATAATGTTGGTCGTTGTAGACTCCATTTCATTTGATACGATTTGTTTGTTTTTTGGATTAGCCATTTATTTTTGCTTTAGTTTTTCATTTTGTTCTTCTACATATTGAATTAACATAGCAACATAAATTTCTCTCTCCCACGGTATCATAGATTCCAATTCATTCAAACTATATTTGTGATGCTGCATCATTGAGAAATTGGTTTTATAATAATTTCTCAAGTTATCATGCCGCATCACTAAACGAAAAAACTTTCAAGTCCCTCCGCAAAGATTACGTGTTCAAATTCACACTTTTTACATTTAACTTCGGCACGTTTAGAAAGAGTTGGTAATTTTTCAAAGAAATCTTCAATCTTTTTGAACTGTTCGGTATTCAATGAATCAATAAAATCTGTTAATTCTGTAACTGTTGATTCCTTTGCATAATGAAATTGTTCACCGTCGTAAATATAATCAATACTTTCTATAATCAGATTAAATGCCATGTCTGATTTGGTATTGAACTTTCCTGATTTCCTAATAATAGAAAACTTTGGATAATTTAATTTTATAGAAACTTTATCTGTCAGTTGAATAATATCCTTAATATCTTCATTCTTTTCTACTTTGATATCCAAAAGATTAAAAGATACATTCATTAAAGTATTACAAACTTTATTGTCAACTTCATTTTCACAACGATACTTATTGTCTACTATTTCACCAACTGATCTGGCACGTAGATTTAAAAAGTAATATTCAACATCAATGATTGGTAATGAATCAATATCAATATTTTCTGTTATTGTACAATTTTGTAACACTTGTTTGACATTTTTTTCAATTGTTTCTTTGTCGTCTGATTCCATAGCCATTAACAAATTTCTTTGTTCTTTAACTCGAAACGGCCTAAATTTGATGTGTTTTTTTGATAGCGGTAAGTTTAATTCATATACAGGACAATCTATTTGTGGTAACATTATAACCTCAATTGTTAAATTATTATAAAATTATTATAAATAAGTGTATGTCACCAGATTGCAGTCTGCACATACTCTGACATTATAAAGGAATGTCAGCTATGTCTATTTATGTACCCAAATTAATTTTTTATGTCTATGCCTATCTTAGAGAGGATGGCACTCCTTACTATATTGGTAAAGGTAAAGATAATAGATCGCATTCAAAACAACACACAATAAAACCACCAAAAAATAAATCTAAAATAATATAATATTGCCAAAGTGTTATAGTTGTACAACTGTTACTGTAGGCACAATTTCTTTCCAGTATGTGTATGCAAATACTACAGTCAATTTATGGTAATTATCTGATGACCAGTCCAAATCTAATTGATTAACGGAAATTGGATATGCATCAAAAAGTGTAATTGTATATGAAGGTTCGTTTGTTAAATCATATTGAATTACATCAATGGGTACTGAATAATTTTGTTTATATTCAAAATTGTAATTATTAGTTGGACTTATAATATCCATCCAAGAATCAAAGAATTTTCTTTCATTCATATTTCCTGAAACTATAAATGTCATTTCTACATCATTATACAATGTTTCATATGGATACTTTTCTACAGGATTTGACCCAAATTTTTGTTCTATAGTAGAAAATGATCTACTTGGTAATTGTGTAGATTCACACCGAAGTGATAATCGATCACTTTGAATGCCTAAATCATTTAATTTGTTTTTAAGTGCATCTGTTACTGGAATTAAAACATCAAATCTATTTGGTCTAGCCAATTCGGTTACAAAACTGGCTCTAAAATAGTTTATTGAACCTGGCATTTATGATCCTTTTATTTCGTTTACCGAATCTTCCCAAACTTCTTTTGGTTGAGCTTTCTTAAATTGGTGAATTGGTAAGTGCGTGGCCACTTCCCACTCATTTGGCTTTACTTCTAACAATCTTGACCTAATGTGAGAGAAAAGATAGCGTTTTAAGCACGGACTGAACTCTTTAAAACGTCTTGTAGCGTTTAAAATGTCATAGGTGACTCTTACCCTCTTAATTTCATTCTCTGCGCTGTATACTGCGTATTGCATCAATTTCTTCAAGAACGTCACTCTGTATTTAATTGGCAAGTAATGAAGATTCAGTCCAAGATAACCATCTGGATATTTCTCAAGTACAATAACCAAAGGAAATCTGTCGTAATACGGTAAATCTGCTTTTGTCTTTGGATCATAATAGAAAAAATACATTTGACCAATTTTATATTGGGTTGTATTTCTACTTTCTTCTTTTGATATAGATGAAGCAATATTAGACAAACGTTTTAGTTCATTTATCTTATCCTGCATCCAACGATAAGAACCACGAGTTAATAACTCTGGTTTTTCCTCGGTCTTTTGTTCTGCTATTTTTGTTAATTGTGATTTCATATAATTATTTATGCCAGTCCTAAATCATCTTCAGTTATAACTCGAAAATACCAACCTCGGTCTAAGCAATATTCTTCAGCGGCTTTCCATTTAGCCTGATTGACACCATATGTCATGACTTCAGTGATGAACCTACGAGTTTTTCTCGTAGGTTGAACTGGTGGAATTGTTTGGTATTTTGGTTTAACTTCAATCAACATTGTTTTTGTTTTTCCATCTTTTGTTTTTACTTTAACAAGAAAATCGGGGAAATATCGATGATACTTTCCATCTACAGGTGATACATATGGGATTATTAGCTCCTCACTTGCCCAAGAAATTATACTATCCTCGTTATCCAACCACGACATCATTTTACACTCCCATGACGAACGATAGATGATCTTTGTGTGATCTCCTATATATTTTTGTGGATTTCTTGGAGTAAATTTGCCTGAATATGCCATATAAATATATATACGTCAATTAAAAAGAGAGTTTTGAATGGCAACCGCTTTAAGTATAACAGGTGTAGATATATCGGGTCAACCATACGGTATTTCGGAATTGGGTAGCGGACCGCTGTCTTCTCTTTTTAATACAAATGCAACAAATAGTTATTATAGATATCCTGCCGATTTGGGAGCAACACAATATAATAATTCAAAAAATCATTGGGTTACTTTTTCTATATATGACGTAGCACCCGCAGGATATCAAAGTTCTTTAGGATATGGTCTTTCTGGTGCAGTAACTGACGCAGTGGCACTCTCGGCAGCAGGTGCTGTTATTGGTGCCGCGGGAGTGGGGGCATCACTAGCATCGGGACAATCTGTTAAAACTGCTTTAGTAAATTCTGCCGTAAATGTTGGTACTACTGCTATAGCCGCGGGTGCAACAAATACTGCTTTAGGTGTTGGGATTAATATCACTGCACCAATTTCTAAAATTTCAACAACAATATCGTTATATATGCCAGAAACCTTGGCCGCGGATTACAATTCTCACTATGATGAAATGAATTTAAGTTCAGATTTGGGTCCTACAGTTTCTACTTTGAGAGGTATTGCTAATGCAGGGGATGCAGCAATAGATAATTTAACAAATTTGGCGACAGGATCAATTGGAAATGAAACTAGCAGTATGCCTGGCGTTTTAGCGGCAGCACAAAATTTAGGAACTATTGGTGGAGTAAATATTACAAATGTTTCAACTTTAATGTTGAAAGCACAAGGGTTATCTATAAATCCTCAAGTTCAAATGGTTTATCGTGGAACTGGTTTAAGAGAATTTCAATTATCATTTACTTTTACACCAAAATCACGAGAAGAAGCATTAATGGTAAATAGTATAATTCAACAATTTAGATTTTATTCTTCACCGACACTTTCAAATGCAGGCCAAGGAACAACAGGACAAACAAGTTTATTTTTAGTTCCTCCATCACAATTTGGAATTCAATTTTATGTAAATGGTGAAGAAAGTTCAATACTTCCAAAATATGGTAATTGTGTTCTAACTTCAATGAATGTTAATGATGCACCAAATGGTTTTGCTGCATTTACAGACGGCTCCATGGTTCAAAGAACTTTAATTTTAAACTTTAAAGAACTTGATATTCTCACCAGAGACTATTTTTCAGGAAGAGGTGTGTCATCATCAACTGGTGAGATTGAGGATAGAAGATAATGAAATATTTTAATTCATTTCAAAAAGTTATTACAACAGATTATAATAATAATGCTATTTTATTAACTAATCTGATGCAAAGAGTTGAAGTTATTCCTTCTCTTTTACAGAATCCATTAGTATTTTATAGTTATGATGTACAAGAAAGTGATACCCCAGAAATTGTTGCAGACAAATACTATGGTGATCCTTATAGATATTGGTTAGTTCTTTTTGCTAATCAAATTACAGACCCACAATGGCAATGGCCATTAACATCACAACAATTTAGTTTATATCTAAATGATAAGTATTCTGCGGCTGCGGGTAACACTTCTGTTCTTTCGTATACTCAAGGTACAATATCTCAGTATAATAAAACAATTACAACAACAGATAGTATAACATCAAATACAACTTCAGTCACACTTATAATTGATCAGCCTACTTATTTGGCAACACAAACTGGAACAACTACACAAACATTTTCTGACGGTAGTTCAGTAACAGAAACTATTTCAAAAAATATTCTTAGTATATATGACTATGAAACTCAATTAAATGAATCAAAAAGAAATATACAACTTATTAATAAAAAATATGCTAGTGATTTTGAAAAACAATTAGTTTCTTTATTAGGTATGTAAATTGGCTTCTTCTACTGGTATTAAAAATCCAAAAGACTATGTTTTGAGTAATTTACTATTACTTACTTCTGTATCTACGTTTGATTTGACACCTATGATGATTGAAATATCATATACGGAAGATATATTTGATAACGCTTGTTACGGGTATGTGATGGTAGCTGAGGCTACTGGGTACATTGAAACCCTAGCAATATCAGGTAATGAATTTCTCAGATTGACATTTAGTAAGACTGGTGAAACTACAAATCAAATTGATAAAGTTTTCCGTGTTTACAAGGTAGCAAATAGAAAACTAGAAGGAACAATGTATAAAGAATCTTATTCTCTTTATTTTTGTTCCGAAGAATTGATGCTATCTTCACAATATAAAATATCTAAATCCTATAAAAATTATGCTGTTTCAGATATTGTAAATGATATATTAAACACATATCTACAAATACCATCTAATAAAACTGGTATAATAGAAACGACATATGGGAAATATGATTTTGTGTTACCTACGATATCTCCATTTGATGCAATCAATTGGTTAACAAACTACGCTAGAACAAATCCAACTAACGGTGCTGGTTCGGATATTTTGTTTTTTGAAGATAAATTTGGATATAATTTCAGATCACTTCAAACATTGATGAGACAACCATCATACTATACTTATTATTATAAACCTAAAAATATCAATTCACAAGATTTAAATTCTGATATGTATAATGTTACAACATATGAAATTTTAGATTCATTTGATACTTTAGATGGTGTTGCTTCTGGTGTATTTGCAAATCAATTAATATCTGCTAACCCTTTAACTAGAACAAGAATAGCAACAAATTTTGATTATAATCTTTACAGTGGTGGTCTTGCAGGACAATCAGGATCAGGTAGTATGTTGACAAACCCAACGTTTGGTAATCCACCAGTTGCTGTTCCACAAACAACAACGCAAGGTAAACTATTAAATGGATTCCCTATTATCAATAACTTTACTAATAGAAACGGTGATGCACTTACACAAACACCTCAAGCATTAGTTAAGTTAATATTTTCTAATACTAATTCTAATCAAAACTCTTATATTGCACAAGGTCCTCCAAACGCTGGTGGTAATGATGTTTTTGCTGAGACTTATGTACCTTATAGAACCGCTCAATTGAGCTTGGCTAACTATACAAGGGTAAGAATATCTGTTCCTGGTGACCCTGGACTTACGATAGGGCGTGTATTGACATTTAATCTTTTATCGAGATCACCAAATAGTACAGAACTAGATAAATATTACTCTGGAAACTACTTTATTACTGGTGTAAGACATCTTATTGGATTGACAGAATATAAAACAATTCTAGAAATCACAAAAGAAAGTTCTCCAACACAATATCCAAGCACAGATAATAGTTCATCGTTATTTAAGAATACAGTTAAGGGAATTATATAATGACTAAAGTGGTGAATAACTTTGCAGGTCTAAATGGCTTTGTTTGGTGGATGGGTGAAATTATAAATCGTGTTGATCCATTAGGTCTGGGTAGATGCCAAGTTCGTATCTTTGGATGGTATGGTGATTCTATACAAGATGAGGATCTTCCTTGGTCTGTCGCTATGTATCCAATTAACAATTCAAAAGACTTCCAAGCACCCGCTGTAGGAGAATGGGTTGTTGGATTCTTTTTAGATGGGGAATCTGGTCAGTTTCCTGTGATGATGGGTGTTTTGCCTGGAGTCAGTCAAGTAAATACTGGTATAGACCCAAACAGCAAAACGGTTTCATCATCAGTTAGTAACCCATACACAAGTTAAGGATATAATATGGCAATAATAGTTAATGCTGCAATTACACAAACAAATTCAAGTAGTTATGACAGTCTGTACGAACCGGTATACCCCACAGTTAGAAATATTGGGGACGGTACTGTTATTGGTGATGCAACGATTCCTAAATTGACCAGAGGAATAACAGA